ACTCTAAGCAAATGCTTGAGCTTTCTTTTCGGGTGGTAAACAGCGAAGTATTTGATAGACTGGATCAGGAGTCTTTTTTTCGTTTTGACGATAAAGACGACAAACTATCTTTTGACGCAGACAAAAGCGTTTTGCATGTTAAAGGCTATAAAATACCGATTAGCAAACAAGATAAAATCACCAACGCACATAAGATATTGAAATACATTTTTGTTGATAATAAAGATAATCTGAACGACGACTTTTTCTATGCCGAGATTGCTGAGGATGAATTCGGCGAATTGGATTATAAAGACCGAAAGAATAACTGGAAAAAATATCACAATACTTGTGCGGAACTCAACAAAAAAATCGAAGAAGCGACCGGCATTAAAAACTTTCTAATTTTTAACACTGGCAGAAAAGGCAAAACAAAACTAAACCGAAAATACTTGTAAAAATTCTGAAAAAATAAGCCTCAAAAGTCCCATAACTTGGGGCTTTTTTTGTTGTTCTGAAAAAAGGAACAGGAACTTTTCAGAACTCTGATTTTATATGCTGGACTCATAATCACAAAACTAAAGGTCGATTGTGAGATTAATAAATTAAGAAGCCAAAAACTTATGTTCAAATTAACAGGTATCCTCAAAAAAGAGGAAATAAGGGATTTCACCCGCAAAGACGGAACTCAAGGACAAAGCCGGACTCTTTTCATCGAACCCGAGGGAAGCGTCTATCCGATTAAAGTCAATGTTTCTGATATGGACTTGAAAGTCGGCAAACAAGGCGAAAAAGTGTCTTTGGATGTGGCGATTTTCCCTTACTATATACAGGACAAAAAGAGAAAGCGGGCTTTTGCGGATTACTATATCCCAAGTAATAAATAATTATGGATTTCTTAACAACAGGCTCAACAACTCTTGCCTTTACCGACGAAGCATTGGATTTAATTAATTTTTTCAGCCAATTGCTCACGGTTTCATTTGCGGTCTTGTTTGGACTGCTGGTGTTAATAATCCTCTTAATTATTTTCAAATCCTAATATGGCAGGTCTAATAAACAATTTATTTGCCGGACTGGGATTGAGCCTTGTTTTCCCTCTCGTTCTGTTCGTAGTCTTGAGCATTTTTTTAGCAATAACATGGGGCAAATAGTATGTGTTCTGATTATATTTTACTAAACAATTCGTGCTACTTAGATGATTTCCTCTTAATAGGAACGGTCTTCGCTAAAGCGATTGTTCTCGGTTTGGTAATCGGAACAGTGGTCGGCGTACTAGTGTTATTTATTAAAAAAATTAACCAATAAAGACTATGATGACTAAGATCAAGAGCTTTATTTCTGGAAGCAAAGCCAAACTAACTGCCCTTTCCCTTGCAGTTGCAGGCGGGTTGTTAGCAGGCTCAAACGCTTTCGCCGCCGTTGACGCAGATGTCGCCTCAACTACCGCTAGTGTGGTTGATACGATGAAAGAAAATGTTGTCGGTGTAATAACCGCCAATATCGCAAACATCGTTATCGTGGGTGTGATTATCTTCTCAATCGGATTCGTATGGCGATTAGCTAGACGCTTCATGAAATAGGCATTAGAGGCGGGGGCTTGCCTTTCAATCAGGCAAAAGCCCCCGTTCTCGTATCTATAACCATTATGAAGATTAAAATATTTATCATTTCAACTTTATTGTTTTTTGTGGCCGTGCCGTGCTTAGCTTATGACTTTGAGGAAAACTTCGAATCATACGCCGACGGTTATGCTATGGATAACGAGGCGGATTGGACTTGTTCAAATTGGGTAATTGAAACAGAAGAAGTTCTATCTGTATCCGTTCCAAATAGCCTTTGGAAACCAAACGGCATTAATAACGATCTAACTTTGAATTTAGACGGCAAAGCAACTTACGGATCATTTCAAAATCGTAATCATGGTGTTTCGCCGATTGGCTACAAATATTTTGACATGGCAAGTTCGGAAACAGTTGAGTCTTTCAAAATCACTCATCAAATTACTCCGAGTTTAAGAATTATTCTACAAACCAATTACGGCTCAACTTATTTTACCGCCGAAACAGGATATGATTACAAGCATTTTGAATGGGAATCGGACGGAACAAATGTAAGAATGAGATATCAAAATGGTGCGTGGTCAAATTGGATTCAAATGAATTACGGTTTGCCGAACAAATTGTATATTGATATTCCCGACGGATATGCAACTCATATGTTTTATGACGATGTTGTTTTCAATTATGTATTGGAGGGCTTGCATATAACCTCGCCCGAAATGAATGAAGCGGTAATTGACGATACATGGATAACAGTTGAGGGTGTTTGTCCGACAAACGGAACAAACCGAATCGGCTTTACTAATGACTGTTTGGGTTTTGACGGTATTCAATATACAACCGCTTGCGTTGACGGGGCTTTCTCGGCGGAGTTCTATAAAAGCGGATTATCAGACAGAATTATCGCCCGAGAAATAGACAGTGTTTCCGGCGACTGCGTTGATTATGACGACTTAATGGATTTTATCGAAGTTGACGGCTTTGAAGTGATTGAGGGCTATCCCGACGACTGGTATTTTAATTTTGATTATTACGATGACTACGACATCAGAATTAAATCACCGTCTTTTGATACGGCTTTGACTTTGCCGTCAGGTTCAACATCCGCCGATTTCACTTTCGGCTTTGTCTATCCGACAGAACAGCTCGCTAATTTGAATTTCAATATCAAGCAATACGACTCCGACGGCAATCTGCTAAATGGCAGTTATTACAACGAGGATTTGGCGGATATGACGGACACTTGGAATCATGTCGTCAATCTCACCGCCTCATCGACACAAGGCATTCATTATGTTGTTCAATTATCAGAATCGGGCGAAATGAAAAGACAATTTCCATTCGGCATTTATGTTTCCGATTTGGACTTTGTCTATAACCCCGACGACTACGATTATTTTTTTCCTCGCCTTGTGGACGAATTAAAGCAAAAAATAATATTCAATTATTATTTCGCTTTTCACGACGGATTTTATGATATGTTCAACGGCACTTATTCGAAAGCTAGCGATGACGCTTTGGATATTACTTTTAAATCCGTTTCGGGCGACGGTGAGTATAACATGGATGTCAAAATATTCTCGGCGAGCGATTCAAGGGTAAAAACATTCACAAGCGGACTGCGACCGTATATCGTCGCACTTCTTTGGCTGGTATTCGCTTTGTATGTGGTGTTTAGAATAACTCACTTATTCAGCGATAACGAATAATCATTATGTTAGATTTCATTGAAACAATCTTAATAAAAATATTCGGGCTTTTGCCGGACGCCGATCCTAATAATTCGGTGATAACGGCGGTGAATAACGCTTTTGCCGTTATGAATCCGACATTTGCCAAAATAGATTTGGTTTTTCCAATATTCGTATTGTTCAAGATTTTGCTTTTGGTTTTATTCGTGGAAATGACTTTGTTTCTGTTTATGTTGGTCATGAAAGTCGCCACATTCTTTAAAGCATAACTCTAAAATTATGATTACAATCATCACGGGAAAACCCGGGGCGGGTAAAACTTTGTTTATGACATATAGAGCTTTAGAAATGTTTTTGAAAGGCTACGATGTTTACGCTAATTGGAAACTGGATTTTTCCGAATATGTTATTAAGAAAAAAATAGACAAAGAAAAACTGGGCAAGGTGTATTTCTGGTCGGAAATTCCGGAACTCTTATCAATAAAAGGCGGGCAGATTTTTATTGACGAGGCACAAGGATACTTCGATTCGAGAGAGTGGCAAGAAATGCCACCGTCAGCTAAACAAAAATTTTCCGCTCACAGACACGATGTCAAAAAGGATGACAATGGGCAGATCATCCCTTTGGATATTTGGGCGGGCGTTCAGCATACCTCAAACATTGATAAAAGAATCAGAGATTTGGGACAGCATTTTGCGGAAGTAAAAAATGTTTTTCATTTGGTGTTTATGGTTTCATATTTCGAACTGCAAGATTTGAAAGACGATAATTTGAAGCGACGAGCGGTCAAGCGAAAATTCTTTTTATTCAATAAAACAAAAGCCAACTGCTACAACACGCACGAAGCCGTCAATTTTATTGAATACCCCGAATTTCCTTATCACCGAGAATACGACAAAGAATTTTCCAATGACAATTCCGGACTCGTTCCCGATTCAAACGACATACCTCCTTACTCTAAAAACAAACGAAAGTGAACAGCAAAAAAGGGAGTGAATCCCCGAAAGGATACACTCCCTTTTGCCTAGTCCGCTTTTTGGCCGACTGGTTCGACCTGCCGAAAATAGAAAAGATTTATGCTTTTCGGATATTTGCGGACTATTTCGCCGTTCTTGTCTTTTTTCTCAACAACGATAAAAGACTTAATGGCTTTCTCGCCCTTTTTAACTTTGTAGCCGTTTTTAAGCCAACTATTAAAAGTTAAGCAATTACTTTTCGGATCGTAATTGCCGGCTTCTTCTTCGCCCCAACGAGCGAGAATCTGTCTGCGGACGATGTCGGAAGTTTTCTCTGACCCCGTCCAAGTGGATGTAATTTTATTATCCATATGATTTAAATTACGGCCAATTTATAAAATCCGAATGACAAGGCCGTTTGTTGCCGTATCGGACAAGGCAAAAGAAAGCGTCTGATAGCTTGCCCCAGTCAAGGTGGAGGCTTCGCACTACCTTTACTCGGGAAAAGCTGACGCTAAAATGAATTGCCCTGATACGGTAAAAACAACTCGTAATCTTTGTTAATTTAATTATTTTGATAGCCAAAAAATCTTTTTTCGTCGGTCTGCCCGACGACGAAAAAAATTGTTTGGCACGAATAATTTGAAACCAAATTAGAGTCTTACATTCTAATCTTGATTATATCAACACATCTAACGAAAAATTGTTATGGCCTATGCATACAACTTAAAGGTTGTGGTATCCGGCAAGCATGTTGAAGTTTACAAATACAAAAAACAAGTCTGGCGGGAATTTGAATCAAACAAAGAAGATAAACCTCAAAAAGAGCCAAAACAATTAAACGCT